CTTGGGGATTATTTACGCCTTACAGCTTATAAAAACCAAGTTATTTTAGATAAGAATTTATCTAAAGATTTAAAAGTAAATGAAGCACTATTTTGTACAGCTATTGATAATTTAATACGTAATGGTCTTAAGTATAATGATTCTCCTACTAAATGGGTTAAAATATATTCTGAGGGAAATTTCATATGTATACAAGACAACGGACGTGGATTAACTCCAAAAGAATTTTGGGAGTTTTCTAAACCTTATGCAAGAAAAGAAGGCCAAAAAGAACAAGGTACAGGATTAGGACTTAATATCTGTATTGAAATTCTTAAGGAACATGGCTTTGAAATAGTTATAGGAAGAGTTAAAGAAGGTACTAAAATAAAAATTAAATTAAACTAATGATTAACACATTAATGTTAATAGACGATGAAAATTTATTTCATCTAGTATTTGAAGATGCATGTTCACTTTTAGACATGGCTTTATCTATTGAAGCTTTAGATAGCTCTGATGAAGCTGATGCTAAATTTAAAGAATGGTTCCCAGATGATCCAGGTCACGAACGTCCTGAATGTGTATTTGTAGATTTAAATATTATCGGATCCTCTATGGATGGAATTGAAATGATTAGAAAAATCAACTCCGAATATGGTAATGGATGTGTTATTGGAATTATTTCATCCTCAGAAGACCAAGATGAAATTAATAAAGCTAAAGCTGTTGGTGCCCAATTTTGGATTATTAAATCAGATGATATCGAACCTCGTTTAGAAGAGTTTATGAAAGATTATAATGGGTATGTTAATAAAACAAACCCATTTAAAGTATACAGATAATGATTGAAGTAACAGAACATACTAGAAATGTTCTACTAGAGGTTGCTAAAAAAAAGAAAATCTATGTAGAAGGTAATTTCCTTAAACTTCTTAAAGCCCCCGAAGGGGACAAAGAGTTTGAGGAATATCTTATTATATGTAAAGAAAAAGATACTGCTGCTCGTAGAAAACGATTAGATGTTACTAAACAAGTCCAACAACAAAATAGAGACTTAGTTGCTAAACAAGAAGAAAATGATGCTTTAATGGTGGATTTACAAGTTGCCCTAGAAGAAGCAAAAAATGCTACTTGGGAAGCTGAAAAATTACGTGTAGAAGCAGAAAAAGGTAAAGAACAAGCATTAGAAGATCTAGAATTAATGCAAAAAAGATCTCAATTTGAATTAATTGGGATGATTGTAAGAATTGCTCTTATTGTCATTTGTGGGGTAGGAATTATTACTAGTATCATGTATGCAATAGCCCTTACCTCAGGACAAGATACACAAATCATTGGATCTACGTGGAGTAACATGTTTGGTATTTTGTTAACTAATGCGTTTTCAATAGTTGGTACTATTATGGGGGTTAAATATGCATCTGAAAAAGGTTCTTAATATTTATAATTAAACCAAAAAGATGAAAAAAATAATTGATTGGATCTCAGGTCTTTTAAAAGACGAAAAAGGTACCCCATCCTCTAAAAGATTTGTTGGTATTTTAGCCGGTGTTTCACTTTGTATAACACTTTTTGCAAATCAATTTACCGAAGAACATATTGCCCCCGCAGAATCTTTAGTTAATGCTGTTGCCGCTTTAGCATTTGGTGCTTTAGGATTAGCATCTATTGATAAAATTTGGGGTAAAAAATCAGAAGAATAAAATATGTTAATTAAAGTAGGATCAAAAGGAGAACTAGTAAAAGATGTTCAAGAAATCGTAGGAGTACCTGCGGATGGTCACTTTGGTCCTGCAACCGAAGCTGCTGTAAAAAAATGGCAAGCAGCAAATGGTTTAACAGCTGACGGTTTAGTAGGTAGAGGTACTTTAGGTAAAATGGGGTTATTAGATACTGATGCTTCATTAACAGAAGCAACCCCCGAAAAAGCATCAGGCCTTTATACTAAAAAACCTTATACTACATCTAATGGATTAAAAGTAATTGAATACTTTATGCCTAAAGATGAGTATTTAGCTGGTCCTGTTAAACCTGAATGGCTATTCTTACACCATACAGCAGGTTGGCACAATCCATTTAATACTATTAAAGCTTGGGATGCTGATAAAATTGGTAGAATTGCTACTGAATTCGTATTAGGAGGCCCTTCTTGTAAAGGTAATGATGATCAATACGATGGAGTATTAGTTCAAGCATTTCCTAAAGGTAACTGGGGTTATCATTTAGGTAAAAATGGTTCTCAAACAATGCACAAAAACTCAGTTGGTATCGAAGTTTGTAATTTTGGATATGTTGTAAACGGAAAAACATATGCCGGTGCCTCTGTAGTTGATTCACAAATAGTTAAATTAACAAAACCATTCCGTGGTCACACAGATTGGCATCGCTACTCAGATAAACAAATTCAAGTATTAAAAGATTGGATTTTGTGGATTGCTGAAAGAGATGGTATTGATGTGAGAGCTGGTTTGCCTGCTTTAATTAAAGAAAAGGGGGCTGATGCCTTTGAGTTTAATGAAAATGCTTACTACGGTAAAGTAAAAGGTTTATGGACTCATACAAATACTAGAAAAGATAAAGTCGATATGTTCCCACAACAAGAACTTATGGACATGTTAACCAGCCTATAAAAATGAAAAACACTTCCTTTTTAGCAATTACCGCAACCACCACAACTATGTCATTTATTTGCTCCTACTTCCTCGAGCTTTACATGGGGAACGTTGAACAATATCTTGCTCTAATTGCCGTCGTCTTTATTGATGGTTTTTTTGGAATCTCAGCTGGTATTAAAAGAGAAGGATTCCAAACTAGAAAAGCACTTCGTGTATTACAACGTGCTGTAAGTTGGGCAATGTTTTTAACTGTAATTTTAATGGTAGAAAAAGGTTTTGCTGGAACAGCTTGGCTTAGTGAAACTATTATTGTACCATTTATAATACTACAACTAATTAGCGCCCTTAAGAACGCATCTATGGCAGGTTTTATCAAAGCAGAAGAATTAAATAAAATCTTAGACCGCATAGATAATCACAAGGGCAACAGAAAATAAACGCCTATGTGGAAAAAAATCCAAGAAAGGATATTTCCTTTTATAATCGCAACCTCTGCCCTGTCAGTTTCTGCTTCGGCCGCTTTCTATTCTGTTAGCGGCCTTAGCAAACTCTTTGCTGGGGCGTCATTAGCAGTTATTATCATGGCTGGCTCACTTGAAGTAGCCAAATTAGTAATTGCTTCTTTACTCTACCAGTATAGAGAAACAATCCCAAAACTTCTTAAGTATTATCTAACTACTGCTGCTATAGTATTAGTATTAATTACCTCAATGGGTATTTATGGCTTTTTATCAGCTGCTTACCAAGAAACAGCATCTAAAGCAGGAACAATTGATGCTCAAATTGCTTTAGTAGAAGTAAAACGAGATAATGTTAAGGAACAACTCGCGGTATACAACGCAGAAAAAGAAAGTATCAATGAGGCCGTGGCTGACTTGAGGTCTGGTTTATCTAACAATACTATCCAGTATAAAGACCGCGAAACAGGTCAAATCATAACTACAACTTCAAGCTCAAATCGTAAAGCATTAGAAAAACAGTTAGATCAAGCTATCGCTCGTCAAACTGAAATTAATTCTAAAGTAGATGCTTTAAATGAGCAGTTATTCGGATATGAAACTGAAATTGTAGAAATTTCTACTAATGATGAGCTAGCAGGAGAATTAGGACCACTTAAATACCTTTCAGGTTTAACAGGTGCTCCTATGGATAAAATTATTAATATTCTTCTTTTAACTATTATCTTTGTATTTGATCCTTTAGCTATTGCTCTTGTAATTGCTGCTAACTATGCTTTTGAACAATTACGTCCTAAAACAAGGAAAAACATTTATGGTGAAAAAGTAATTGTGCCTGATGATGAGGGAACAGACATCTATACTGAAGATGAATTAAAAGATTGGGATGTAACTCTAAATGATGGTTTAGAAGATGAAGAATGGGATGAAGACCATGCGTTAGACCAAGTCT